CTCATCGAAACCGCCGCGACTGAAACCCGTGAGCTTACGGCCGAGGAAGTTGCCGCGAACGAAAACCGTTTTTCCCGAATGGGCGCGATCAAATCGACGATCGAAGCCAACGCCAGGCTTGCCGCGCTCGCGCTCGCAGGCGACCCGGCCGCCGCTCCGCGCGTCGAACCGGGCACGGATGCTCCCGGCCGAGCCGAGTTCGCCGAACTGCAGAACGATCGGCAGACCACCACGCAGGAGCACGGCCTCGATCGCAAGCAATTTTCGCAGGCCATGATTAAGTGGGCATCGAGCGGCGAGATGGAACGCCAATTCGCCACCATCACCACCGCGACGCAATCCGGCGTGTACCTGCCCCGCGAAATCGGAATGCCGATCATCCCGACGGCCGCTAACGCGTTCCGCGAAGCCATCGCCGCCACCGGCGCCGGCGTTTTGGCGCTCGTGAACACCCCGACCACGGCGGATATGAAAGTTCCCGTCGTCACCGGCACGGCCGGCGGACAGGTTGCCGAAACCGCCAGCAGCGAAACCGAGAACGTGCCGAGCCTCAGCGAGTCCATCACGCTCACGCCGACGACCTACCAGTCGGGCAGCGTGTACTACAGCAACATGGCGCTCGCCGCCGGCACGATCGACGTCGTAAACAACGTCACGCCGACGCTCGCGTTCGAGAAGGAGCTCGGGCTCGAGAGTGTCATCGCCGCCGCGATGATCGCCGACGCCGGCATTACCCAGGTGGTGACCACCGCGACGATTTCCGGGTTCACCTACGCGAACCTCGTTTCGCTCAACCGGAAGCCGCCGAAGCGCTTCCAGTCGTTCAAAGCCATTCTGCTCAGCGCCGAAGGCTTCGCAGCGGCCGAAGGTTTGGTCGACAGCCAGGGCCGGCCGGTTTTGGTTCAGGACACGCAGAACCAGAACCTCGTGCGCTTCAACACCACGCCGGTTATCCAGTGCGACTACCTCGAAGCGTTCGGCGCGTCGAAGGTTGTCGGCCTGATTATCTCGTTCGTCGGCTTCCGCCTTCGCGACGTGGATGGCGTGCAGCTCGCCCGCTACACGCAGGTTCCGGCGAAGCCGAATCAAACGGGCTTCAACCTGTTTGCCTATCACGGCTACGGCTATGCCGTGTCCGCCGTCGCCAAGCTCAAGACCCCGGCGTCATAACACCGGGCAGCAGAGCGCAATACAGGCCGGCGGGGGTGATAAGCCCCCGCCGAGCCCTTTTCGTTCAACCAAAGGACAGGCCATGAAGATTCGGTTTATTCAGAGCTTCGCAACGGACCGGCAAACGTTCATCGCCGGGATTGAGTACGACGAGCCCGACGAGCACGCCCGCCAGTGCATCGCGGGAGGCGTCGCCGTTGAGGTTGCGCCGCCAAAGGAGGGCAAGGACAACTCTATGCCGCCGCCAGTGGCCCCGAGCGCAGCGCCCGCGACTACGCACCGCCGAGGCCGCGCAGCGAACCCGCAGACGAAAGCCTAAAGGAGTTTCCGCCGATGGCCGCATTAGTGATTCCAAATCAGGTTGCCGAACTCACCGACGGCCCAGCGCTTATCGCAACCGTCGCCGCCGCCGCAAGCGCTGCAGCCGCGGCCCTGCAGCCCGACGGCGACGGATCGGGACTGACGAATCTACCGACACCAAGCGGCGTTTTGTTGCTCGACGGTTCGCGGCCAATGACAGGCCCGATCATCGTCGACCAGATTCGCAGCACCGAGGATTACGCGTACGTTCAATACGACAGCGTTTACGGCATGAAGCTGCTCGACGTCATTCAATTCAATTGGGATGGTGGGGCTAATTTTCCCTCAATCGTCGTAGCGAGTGGATTTCAAGGCGACGGCTCGCAGCTCACCAATCTTCCGCAGCCCGACTGGGCCAACCTAACCGTTGGAATCACGACCAGCGGCATTATCCAAGGATCGAGTTTCATCGGCGACGGCTCACAACTGACGAACCTGCCCGCGCCTGATTTATCAACGGCGCTATTGCTGGACGGCTCGCAAGCAATGTCGGCCAACTTGAACATGAACGGAAGCAGCATCGTAAACGCTGCCGACATTACATGCGAAACTATCCGTAATCCTTATGGCTCTCCATTCATTCAAATGGGTTCATCGGACACGTTGACCCTCGCCGCCCCGATTGTCCAACTAGGCGGCAACACGCTCGACATGGGAAGCGGCCAAATCGTAAACGCAAGCGCCATTTTGGGGCCTGTCACCTTCGACACCAACGGCAGCGCAAGCGACGTCACCATCGCCGGCGGCGACTTGCTCTTTGCTTACGGGCATGGAATCAGCATGAGCGGCGGTTTGATTAACTTTACTGGCGGCTCAATCGGCTACAACGAGGGCGTTGACAAAATTGTCATCAACTCCGACACGGCGTTTCAGTTCAATTGCTTTGTTGCCATGGACGGCAACACCTTAGACCTGGTTAACGGCGACATCGAGGGCGTCAACAACATCACCGCTCAAATGGTGTTCAGCAATGGCGCGAACATTGCGGGCGACGTAGCGATGAACGGCTACGCAATCAACGGCATAGGCAGCATTACGCCGAACACCGGAATTGAAATCATCGGCAGCATTGCCGACGGCACAGCACTTGCCGACTTCATCGCGAAGGCTTGCGCATTCCTCGGCTTCACCAACAGCACCACAGCATGAGCTACACCGTTCCTAAACTCGCGAAGTTCGGCAGCAGCAAGGCCGGATTGTCCACCGTCGGCTATCAGCTCTTAGATGCCGACCGAGATCCCATCGGCTCGCGCATCACCGCCGGCGTGGAAGCGCTCGGCCAGGGCGACTACGGCGCTAGCGTGGTGCTGTCGTCGCGCTCGTTCGCGGGATACATCGTGTGGGACACGGGCGGGGGCTCGCCGACCTATGCCCGTGAGGAGATCGCCCCGGCCACCTTGCCCGATTCGCCACCCGAGGGGTACGGCGGAAGCGGCAGCAGCACGGGCGGCGACGGCGACATTACCGTCAATCACAATTACGGCGGAACTGATGCGCTACGCGTGGTCGACACGCAGGGCGTGCCCGTTGATAACGCCGTGATTCGCGCTTTCGTCGCCGCGGATTATGCTGCAGGCCTGATCGATCCGAACCCGCCGAAGGCCAAAACGAGCAGCGATGGCCGATGGCTCGCACCCCTGCAACTCGACGCCGCCGCATACACGCTAACAGTTTTCAATCCTGCGACGAAAACCGCTATCGAGTTCCCGCTCACCGTGGAGGCTGAATAACCATGCCTGTCATCGGCGAGCGAATCTCCGATCCGTACACCGCCACCGGACCGGGGTTCGGCGGGGGCAGCGTGGCCGTCAACCACAATTACGAAGATGCCGACGCTTGGCGCGTCGTCAGGCCGGGAGGTGCGCCGGTTAGTAACGCAGTCATTCGCGCGTATGTCGCGGCCGACTACACCGGAGGAACGATCGACCCGCTCCCCGCGACGACAGCTACCGGGAGCGATGGCCGATGGATTCACGCACTGATGCTCAGCCCCGGCGATTACGTCGTCGAGGTATATGACCCGGCCAGTAAGTCGACAACTCTTTTCCCCTTAACAGTGAGTTGAAATGCCGATTGTCCTTGACCCTTTACCCCCGAGCAATGACGTACCGCAAGACGGCAAATGGTTCGTATCCACGGACCCGACCGACGCCGTTGTCACGTTCGGAGAAGCCGCCGCGCACATGCGGCTGGCGAACAGCGCCGATCAAACGTACGTCACGAAGCTAATCGCCGCCGCGGTGGACTTCGCCGAAGACAGCATGGAAACGTCGCTCGCCCCGCGCACCATCACCGCGAATTTTTACGATGGAGAGCCGATCATTCTTCCCCGCACGCCGTTGATTTCAATATCGAGCGTGACAGCAAACGAGGTCGCGCTCTCGTTCGGGACCGGCTACACCGTAAAGCACGTTGGACGAGCGGCCGAGGTCAAGTTACTCAGCGGGAGCTACCCCGTCGTCGTCGTGTACCAGGCCGGCTATGCCGACGTCACGCGCGTTAAGCCGTCGATTCGCCAAGCAATCCTGATGCACGTCGCGACGCTCTACGAAAACCGCGAGAGCATCACCGACCGGGCCAAGCTTTCCGTTCCGCACACGCTGGAAGCTTTCTACCGACTCAACCGCCGAACCGTGGGGGCAGGATGAACGCGGGCGACCTGCGCGAAGTCGTGAACATCGAATCGCCAACGTACATCGACGGCGAGCAGGGCAAGGAATTGTCGGGATGGGCCACCGTTGCCACCAACATTCCGGCCGGGATCCGATCGGTGCGCGCGTTCGAGAAGCTCAGGGGCGCACAGGTCGCACAGGAAACCGACTTCATTATCAAGATGCGATACCGCACGGACGTTGAAGCCGACTACCGGCTCGTATGGGGTGAGCGGCTGCTCTACATCAGCGCCGCCATCGACCCCACCCAGCGCCGGGCCGAGCTTGAAATCATGGCGAGCGAACGGAGCCCGAGCAATGGCTAGCAGTCCCAAGCTCGTATTGAAGGGATTCAACGAACTCGACGCGAAGCTCGCGCGGCTAGGCGATCCCAAGAAGACGCGACGCATCACGAAGAAAGGCACAACGGCCGGGGCAACGGTAATCGCGAAGGGAGTCCGCCGAGCGTGGCCGCGACTGTCGGGATTCAGCGCCAAGAGCGTAGAGAAAAAGATATTTCCGGGGCGTGTCGGGTTCACCGCCATCATCGGGATCGATGCGAACGCACAGCAGGGGCGACACATCCCCGCGAACATCGACCACCTAGTGGAGTTCGGATTCCAGCGACCCGACGGAACCACCGTGCCGGCCAAAGCGCCATTGAAGACGGGGTTTGAAGCGACCCGCGACGCCGCGCTCGCCGCTTACACGTCGAAGACGACGGCAGAGCTTGAGAAAGAGGCAATGAAGAAATGAGCATCCAGGCCGCAATAGTCACGCTCGCGAAAGCCAATGGCCCGATTGCCGGGTTCATCGGCACGCGCATTGCCAACGCCACTATTCCCGACAAGCTCGCGCGTCCCAACGTGACGCATCAGCTCGTGGGGAACGTGGAAACGTACGCGAACGACGGCCCCGTCAATCTCAACCGGGCGACGATTCAATTGAATTGCTACGCCGACAAACCAGTCCAAGCAACCGCACTCGCCAAGGCCGTGAAAGACCTTTTCAGCGGCTACAAAGGCACGGTGGGGAACCTCACTATTCAATCGATGTTTAAGGACGACGAGCGCGACGCCCCCGAGCCGCCGTCTACCGGGCAGACGCTCGGAATCGCGGGGGTAATCCTCACCTATTCGGTGAATTTTTCCGAGTGATGAAGTCACTCTAGGAGTTTCAAGATGGCAGATACAAACGCAACAGTCGGCTACGGCTCTACGCTCGCGTTCAGCACCGACGACACCACCTACACGCCCATCGCGCAGACGGTGGATCTCAACGGGCCCGAACCCGAAATCGGCGACGTGAAAGTCACGAACAACGATTCGGAGAACGCGACCCACGAGCACTTGCCCGGCCTGATCGAGCCCGGCGAAAACGAGTTCAAAGTCGTTTACGCCAAGGCCGCGTGCAACACGCTCTACACGATGTTCGGCACGCGCACCGTCTATTGGTGGAAAGAAACCTACCCCGACGGCGCTTTCTGGAAGTTCAAGGGCTACATGAAGAAATTCGGCACGGAAGCCCCGACCGAAGACGGCGCGATCATGAACACGATCGGCTTGAAGCTCACCAAAAAGCCGACGTTTACGCCGGGCTCGTAATCGCCAGGTAACCGAGGAACCCCGACACCGTTTTTCAACGAAGGAATTTGCAATGCCTGATTTTGACAAAGCCGCGTTTATGGCCGCCACCGGCAAGCCGCTAATCGAGCCCGTTAACCACCCTGCGATGCCGGGGGTGTTTGTCCGCGAGATGCCGGCCGACATCGGCGAGGAGTTCGATCGACGCCGCGCCCTTAGATCGGACGGCGACGCAACGCTCGAAGACTTTGCATGGCTCGTAACTCGCGTGCTCTGTAACGCCGACGGCGAGCTGCTACTCGACGAGGCCGACGCCGCAGCGGTGTTCAAGTGGGGCATTACCCGCATGAGCGCCGTAACAACGCCGACGCTCCGAATGAGCGGACTTACGAAAGGTGAGGCTGAGCAAAAAAAAGACGAAAGCGCCTAGCCACCAACGGGGCGCAGTTTCGTTTCATGCTCTGTCGAACCATCGGCCCCGGCCGTTGGATGCACCCCGAGCAAATGCTCGCGGAGATGCCGCGACGCTGGTTCGAGGATTGGCAAACCGTTTATGAAGAAAACCCGTGGGGTGACGAGCGCGAGGATATGCGAATGGCCCGCATCGCGTGGGCAATCCGAGGCGGAAAAGAGAGCGATTACGACTTCCGATTCGGACCACCACCGCCGCCACCGACCCCGGATGAGTACCGCCGAAAATCCATGCGAGCCTACGCCATGAGCGGAGGGGCGATAAGCAATGTCTAAACACATCAGCACATTAAACGTCGGACTGACCGGAACCGTCACCGGCTTTACAAAGCCGTTCGGGACTGCGCGTCAATCCGTCAAAGGCTTATCGAGTGAACTTGGCTCACTTAAGGGCAAGCTCGGTGCAGCGATCGGCGCAGGGCTCGCCGCCGTGGGCATCTACAGCGCGACGTCGTTTGTCAAAGGGCAAATGGATTCGATCGACGCGACGTCGAAGCTCGCCGATCGACTTGGGACCACCACCGAGGCGCTAACCGGCCTGCAATACTCGGGCGACCTGGCAGGCGTGAGCGCCGAAGCCGTCGCCGGCGGGCTCGAGAAAATGCTGAAGACGATCGCAGGCGTGAAGGAGGAAGGCGACGACGCCACCGACGCGCTAAGCAAGCTCGGACTCAGCGCCGCACAGCTTAAGAAGATCCCGGCCGATGCCGCGTTCGGCCAGATCGCCGACAAGATCAACGCCATTGAAAACCCCACCGACCGAGCCGCCGCCGCAATGGGTGTGTTTGGGAAGTCCGGCCAAGCGCTATTGCCGTTGCTGAAAGAGGGCTCGGCAGGGTTACGCCTGCAGATGGAGGAGGCCAAGCGGCTCGGCATCACGTTTTCGCGACTGGACGCCGCGAAGGTCGAAGCCGCAAACGACGCCATGACCCGCGCTAGCCAAGTTGCGGTGGGGGTAGGCCGCTCGCTCGCTATCGCACTGTCGCCGCACATCGACGACGCTGCCGTTAAGACTCAGGAGTATGCACTGTCGGCAATCGCCGCAGTAAACAGCGGAATCGAATGGGCCCGGAACAATCAGGACACCGCCGCCAGCATCGCCGCCGTGGTTGGAGGTGCTACCGCCGCCGTGGTGGTACTTCCCCGGCTCGCGTCGACCCTTAGCGCTGTCGCATCAGGCGCGAAGCTGGCGGGCACGGCCGTCAAGCTCGCACTGGCAAACCCGATCATGACGGTAGGCGTCGGCGCGTTCGTCGCGCTCGCCGCCGTCGCCATCCGTTCCAAAACCGCCAACGAATCGTGGGAGGATTCCGCCTATCACGTCGTGCGGGGCATCGGCGCAATCGGCGACGCTACATTAGACCTGGGCGACGCGTACGAAGCCGCCGGCAAGGCGCAGGAGAAGGTACTCAGCGCCACCAACGCCGTCAGCAACGCCAAGACGCCACAGGACGAGATTGCAGCCAACCAGCGGCTAGCCACCGCCCTGCAGCGCCGTGTCGACCTGATGGAGAAGGTGAACGAGGCGAACGCCGCAGGCGATTCCAAAACGCCCGAGCTGTCATTCTCGCAAAAGCTCGTGGCCGACACGCAGAAAAAGCTATCCGACCTGCGCGAGAAGATCGCCGCGATGCAGGACAAGGAAATCAAATTCAAGCCGACGCTGGACCCGGACAACCTTTCGCTATCGATCAAGCCGGAAATCGATCGGCCAAAAGCGATCAAAGCGGGATCCGCCGAGGCGCAGCTTGCCCGGTATCTCAATCCGAAGGTGAAGGGCCCGGCAGCACGAGCGACGCCGGGAGCGGCAAAGCCGACGCCCACGACTAAGCCCGCAGCCGCAACGCCAGCGCCGGTGAAGACGCCGCCGCCGACTACGAAGCCCGCGACGCCCACAACCAAACCCACAAGCCCCGAGCCGAAGCCGGCCGCGGTACGCCCGCCGCAGGTAGCAACGGTATCGAAGTACAACAGCCAAGGCCGAGCAGAAATCACGGACGCGAAGCGAACCGAATCGGGACAATTCAGCGTCAAGAGCAAGGTTACAGGCATTCGCGCCGTGCTCGACGCAGACCAAAAGCAGAACGTTACCGACGAACTGTCAGCACAGCAGGCCGCGAACCGCAAGCGCCTCACTCAGCCCTACAGCGCCGCCCGCCGCGAACTCAGCGACGCGCAGGCAGCGGGCGAAGACCGATTCCGCGTGCGATCCCGCAGCGGCATCAGCGCCGTACTCACGCAGGACCAACGCGAGAGCCTCAGACAATCCATAACCACCCCCAACGTCAACCGACCCGCTCCCGTTAAGGATGCCGCAAAAGATGCAACCGAGACGGGCAAAAAGCAGGTGAGCGAGTTGACACGCCAAACCCCGATTTTGGAGTCGATCGATCGCAAGATCGTTCCGCTTCAAATCGCATCGTTCTAGGTACGCATCATGGCATGGACCCAAGTTTCAGAGCAGGGGCAATTAGCGACGAGCGAAACGAACGCCGACGAAAAAACGGCGCTCCGAGTGTTCTTTTGCAAGTCGTCCACACCGACGACCACCGTTGCCGCCGAACGAGCGAGCTACGGCGGAACCACAATTCCCGTCAAGGGTGAAGGCCACCCCGACGACGCCGGCCGCAAGGTAAAGACCATCACGGCCAAGTCCGACGAGGAGGGCAACCGCGAGATATTTTTCGTCGAGGTCCAGTACAGCGACAAGCAAACCGTTGTCGATAACCCCGTCGACAAGCCGGCCACCTACGAATGGGATTCAGACGACGCCACCGAGCCGTATTTCATCGATCGATCCGACACGCCGAAATCAGTTTGCAACTCGGCCGGCGAACGCTTCGCCGAGTTCCGCGAGCGCGAGACGGGTAGTCACCTTTGCATCGTGACAAAGAACGTCGTGTATTCCTCGTATGACCCCACCATCGGCATCACCTTCAAAGACGCCGTGAACAGCGGGGGCTTCACTGTCGACGGCCAGTCAGTATCGGCTGGACAATGCAAATGCAAAAAGGTCGCAGCCGGTCCGAAGCAAACCGCCAGCTACACCACCGGAGGCGGTGGAACCGCAACAGTCGTCTACCGCGAGGTCAAAGCGTACCTGCAGTTCCGCCAGGACGGATGGGACGACGTTGTAGAGGATCGCGGATTCAACGAATTGAACAGCGGCAAGCTTAAGGAAATTTCCAAGGGCACGCCGCCCACGAAGCCCGAATTTGGATGGCCGCTCAACGGATCGGGCGGGGCAAAAGCCAACGTGACGGATACACCGTCAACCATCACTTTCAAGCCGTACCGAAAAATCAGTTTCGGGCCGCTCGGCCTCAGCTAGTCGAAAGGTAACCCCATGCCCGAGGCATATGGATTCGATCAAACCGGCGTGCGGCGCATCGTGCGATCCGTGCGCAAGTCAGAAGGGACTGTAGGCCCGCCCACCAACCGACGCGGGACTGACGCCGCGGAGAACTCGCGCCCGTTTTGGGTGCTGCTCACGTCCGAGGGCATCGACGACGAGGCGGGGTGCTACAAGTGGCACGTTGCGGATTGGGACGATCGCGAATTGATCGACGCCGACACCGATACCAGCGGGGGGCTTTACAGCGCCATCGAAGCGAACAAGACACCGGGGCTCGCCGGTAAATTCGCGCTGCTCAGATTCCAAGGCTACGACGACACCGAAGCCGCGAACCCGCGGTACATCTTCACCGGCAACCTACGCGGCGCTTGGGTGAAACTCACCGGAGTGCATACCGGCGTATATGGCCGGTATCAGGCTACCGCGATGAAGGGCCGACTAGCCGATCAAGGCACCGCCGGAGCGCTCACCTTGCCCGGCGCACTAACGGAAGATTTCGACGTGATCGTGTTGAGTGGCGAGGAGCAGGGGCTCGAAACTAATTGGCTACAGGCTGTTGAGAACGAGCAAATCGTATGGTGCGACTTCATCAACGGGCAGAGCATCGACGGGGACCCCGCAATGGTTGTGAGCGGCCCACCCGTCTACAACCAATTTGAGCCGGGCGATCTAACCGTCGCCGACCACAACTCGCTTGCCGCCAGTGAGGATCATTGGGACCGGAACAAGAAGACAGACGGCCACCGCCTGGGCGGGCCAATTATGGTATCCGGCCTCAGCGACGTTCGAGTCGACGGGGGCAACAACACGCTGATTCGATACGAGCGAACGCTCAAGATCGACGCAGGCGGCAACGCGTTTGAGATTCTCGCCGACGCAAAATCGACGATCGGCAATCTAGGCATCACGCTCGGCAACTTCTCGATTGTCGGGAATGGCACGTTCAGACTGAATTACACCAAAGCAGACGGCACGCCCGCCCACATCGACCACGAGATGAACGAGCTAACTATCTACGACGTGCGCATAAACGGGATGGACATACAAAAGCGCTCGCGATCGATCCACTTTATTGGAGTCGCCGACGATTGGGGCGCATGGACGAACATTGCCGACGGCACAGATTGCGGCGGTGGCTAATGGGGTTTTATTGGAAGGACGGCAAAATCCTTTGGAGCGGCGGCAAGCTTGCGACATCGGCAAACTGTTGCTGTTGTTGCAGGTGCGGCCCCTGCTGCTACAGCCGAGGATGCACAGCCGTAGGTGGATCGCTTCCGACGTTTGCCGACACAGCATTTCCCGGCGACGCCACGGAACAGGCAGCGCAGGCTGCGGCTGTTAATGGACTCGCGGCCGGAACGTTGACGCTCAAGAACTGGAGCACGACTCTTTCGCCCGGTTCGTGTTCGTTCGGAGTGCTCGGAAGCGTTTTTCTCTACGCCGGGATCTATTGGCGGCCGCTGCTCACGGTGGGGCCATGCGGCGCGGATGCGGATTGGTCCGGCAGCAATGGGGCCATTCGTTACGTCCGCTATCCCGATCTAGCGACGGCCACGGACGACCCTTACAACTCCGCGCTTTGGATTTCAACGGGCACATACATTGTCTTGTACCCTTACGACCCCACCGACCCAGTAACCGATGAATCGTACGGCGAGAATACTTGTTGCGTCTTCACCGTGCGCTCGGCCATAAAGCCGTTGAGGCAGCCAGGCGAGGACGCCTACTCAATTGGCGGCGGGCAATGGACGGTTAGCGGGAACAAGTGTTGCGGCTGCAATCGAGCCGGCCCCGGTGAAGCAGCCGACATCATCTGTGTTCACACATCAGATGGATCGAGTGCCGAATGCGTCACGGGCGACCCTGAAACCGACCCAACGGTAGGCTTGAACCTGTGCCGAGAAGGGCAGGACGTCAATTGCAACGAGGACGACGACGCACCATGATTAAGTCACTGGAAAGGCTTTACGAGCGATCGACGCGTCGGCCGGCGGGATACCTGCAGGACGTGCTAGCGCACGCCACCAACATCACGGCCACGCATTACGAGATTGCCGACGAGGTATTTGAGGCCCTGAAACGGAAGTACCGCAGCGCGAAGCCCAAGCGCCGCCGAGGGCTAGGCGACATCATCGCCGCAGCGATTAACGTCGTCACCTTTGGATACGGCCGGCGGCTCGCCGACGCGATTGCAAGGGCCATCGGAAAGACGGGGTGCGGCTGCAGCCAACGACAGGACTCGCTAAACCGGCTCGGGAGCTACATCGCGGGGAAGTGGTCTAACGTATTTGCTCGAATGCGTCGGAGGCAGGCGCGGCCGACGCCGCGGTAGGATTGGCAAACGTGGTGCGCGCCGAAGCCTTAGCCGTCGCCGCCCGCCGCAACTCACGTCGAATTGAGCCCAACCGATCGACGATAGCGCCGCCAGTGAACAGGATAGCCCCGATGATGTACCAGAGCGCCGCGTAGGTTTGCTGCGTGATGTACTCCGCGTTTTTCGTCACGAGGAACCCGTAGCCGAACGCGGCAAACGACGCCAGAAACAGAATCACGCTCATAGTCGAACCCCCGTTATTTCTTGGGTTTGCCCTTAGCCGCCGCGAACTTTTCCAGCGCCATCCGAACGACGTCGACCTCGTATCCTTCCGGGAGTACCTGCAGGATCGCTTTGCGGAGAACGTCATCCTGAGCGCCGAACCATTCATACACGCGGGACGCGACCCACATTTCGCGCATGCCGTTTTTCTCGGCAATGTCCGCAATGACTGTCTTAGCGGAGGGCGTCACCGATATTTTGATTACGTTTCGCAGGGCCATGCGAAAAGTTTTATCAGCACCCGCGAGGCATCCAAGGGCAAATCCTGTGTTCTCTGTAGTCCGTTGGTTGACTTTAGACCACCAGTTGATTAGAAGTTGCTCAACTCTTACACGAAAGTTGAGCGACAAAATGCGACAGGTAGCCATTTCGCGGATCGGGCTTGAACTCGACCCCCGCACCGCACTAGCCGTTAAGGAATGGTCCGAACAGGAAGGGCGATCGAAACGCCGTCACCTGGCGATCGTGGTTCGGCAGCTCACCCAGCTATTGAAAACAAACCCGGATGAACTTCGCCGGCTAGGGCTATTGAGTGCCACGGCAGGCAACTAAAAAAGTCACGGCCCGCCCCGGATCATCTTGGCAGAAGGTCGGAGCGGGCCATAACAAAGGAGTGTTTATGGTACAGGCAAGGGAAGGTCGCACAAAGACAAAACCGGCTGCAGATTCGCCGCCCGATCCTATTGAGGAGGCCCGAGCGATCGCCCATCGGACCGGCCTCTACGCCGGGATCGATTTACCGAAGTATGCGGAAACGTCCTACATGCCGCACCAATCCGCCACTGTCACCGTCTATCGAATGGTGGAGGGCGAGCGGCGGGCATTCTCAGCAACGGCAGACTATGCCGAGTACGCGCCGGGCGCTGATCCGCAGTACCGCGACGTAAAACCAATGCAATGGCTCGCCGAGTGTGCCGAACTACTCGCGCTTCAAAAGGCTTTCCCCGCAACGGAACGCCTATCGCCCGTGAACGGCGGTGCCAAATGACTACAGCACCTTTACCCATGGGCGTTATGCCCGCCGCTTTCGGCAACACAGACCCCGCCGACGACAGCCGCATTACCCGCTGGTTCAAAACGTGGCGACGGATGATTAGTGAGCTTGCCAGGAGCGACGTCGAACTCACCCCCGAGGAAGTCGCGCCGATGCTCGTATTGCACAACCACATGAGAGCGGCCGGCGTTAAGTTCGACCCAATGCTCAACGTGTTGCTCGACAAGCTGCGCGGGCAGATGTTCGGCACGGAGAACGACTCCGACCACGATCGCGACCCGGGAAATGACGAGGAGTACGACGACTCGGAACTCGACGCTACCGACATTGAGACGAACTGAGATGAACCACCCGCCCGGCTACGACCCCCGCGCATCGCACCGCCGCAAGTTCGCGTGGCTGATGTTCGCCGCGATTGGACAAGCGCCCGCGTCGATGCGGGGGGAAGTAGCCGCCGGGACCATCCGGCCCAAGTGGTGCGGATCGCTACCGCGGCCCACCCAACCAACAACCCCAAAGGACAAACCCAAATGCTAATGCTTGCCCGCCAACGTGCAGAAGAAATCGTTATGACCATCCCGGCCAGCGACACGCCGACACGCATCGTCGTGATGATGAAAGAGATTCGATGCGACAGGGTGATTATCGGTGTCGAAGCGCCCAGATCCACGGCCGTTCACCGCCGCGAGGTACACGATCGGATCGAACGGGAGGCAAAGGCCGATGCGGAGAACCACCCGAGCAGGTAAAGTTACTTGGAACGGAGGAGCCATGAGCAAAGCCCAGTACAACCTTGCCGAGACAAAGCCCCGGCTGCTCGAACTCTGCCGCGCTCTACTGGACGAGGCCGAGAACGGCGACACGGCAGGACTTCGCGAGATTTTGGGCAGCATCACTACCGTTCTCGACCTCGACCTATACAACGGCGAAGTTCCCGAACAGTGGAAGAGGGACCAACGATGAAGCCTGTTAATCGATTCGTGGGGATGCTACTCGCCGCCGTGATCGCCTTGCCGCTCGTCACCGGCGCGCTTTTCGTTCGCAAGGCGCGACTCGAAAGTCGGATCGGGCATCCGATTACTTGGCGACAATTCCTAGGGCTCTAA